CCTGATACTTTGCCCTTTGCTTGCATCTGTCCTATTGCAAGAGTAAGTCTGTCAATACCTTCAGAGCCAAGCGAAAGTCCTGAAGCGGCGTTACCAATTGCAGTAAGCATTGGAAGAACTTGTGAGGCTTCAAATCCAAACGCCATAAGTTTCTTTGCGCCTGCTTGAACTTGCGGTAATTCAAAAGGAGTAGAGGCGGCGAAGGCTTGTAACTCTTTTACAAAGGTGGTTGCTTTTTCAGCAGAGCCCATCATCTTTGTAAAAGCAATCATGGACTGTTGATAGTCCGAAGCGGCTTTGACGCCAGCCACAGCAAGAGCGCCCAAGCCAGTTGCGGCTGCAAGTGCGCCTCGCTTCAAGTATTTCATTGAGGACGAAGTTTTATTAACCGAAGTATCTAAGTTATTAAGCGACTCAGATGCTCTGCGTGCGTCTGCGATAAATGAGCCTACATCAAGAGAGACTTTACCCTTTACATTATAGTCAGCCACACATCACCTCCGATTTGCTTTTTCTTGTTCCCAATTACGGACTTGTTCTAGCGCCTCCCATTCTGCTAATTCAATAGCAGAGATTGGGTTATGAGACGGACTGCCGTTAAGTAACTCATCGACAGTCCGACCCAACCTTTGTGCTAATTCGAAGACGAATCTTCTATAACCGTTTCGGACGAATCTTTTCCCAAATCGTTTGAAGTTTCTGCTAAGAAACCTGAAAGGCGCATACCGACAGTTGCGAGACTATCTAATGCGTTAGCAGACTTCGAGAGTAACGCTGTTCGGTCCTCAGGAGTGAAAATCTTTTCTCCTGTTTCAGCATCGAACGCTGTTGAAATAACAATTTCAGGATAAACCATTTGTAGGTTCATACCTTTTTCGTCTTGGGCTAAATCCAAGATACGAGTGCGCTCTGCGCCCGTCATACCTCGTACTTCAATCGAGATATTCCACTCTTTAACTTTTACAAGTTCTTTAGGAATATCATTGCTATTTAAAATCTGGTCTCTTAAGGACACGATTACTCTCTTTCGATTAGGGTCTCTAGGACTCGGTTATTGGGGTTATTAAGTTTTTTTATTAAGCGTAAGTGCCGCGTGTGATTGCGCCAGTTACTTGGAACTCTGCCGAGAAGGAGACAATGTCGCCCACTCCACCACTAACTTCGTATGAAGTTAGAAATGCTGTTCCTGTGTACTTAACTTGACCTGCTGTTGTTCCTTCAGGTCCATATACAAATGCGCTCGCTGTTTCATGTCCGACAAGTCCTGAAAGGTAGCCATCGAATGTTGCATCGAATGAACCTTCAATTGAAATTGTTGAATCTGAGAAACCTACTACATAAGACTTTGATGAGGAGCCGAAAGAAGTGGTTTCCAAAGTTTCGATAGAGCGTGGCATTGTTACTGAGTTCAGCGCTGTGCTGATATCACGAACAACTGCGCCGCTATCGGCAATCGTGAACTGCGAGTTTTTACCGTGGCGAAATGTTGGCATTTTTTATCTCCTTGCGAATCCAACGGTGATGGTTGCTGAGCCTGATGACCCAGCAAAGCCCGATACATTCGCACGAACATATCGGTTTACTGATGTTCCAGCCGCTACTTCAATTCTTTCTGAAGTAGTTGTGGCTGAAGTTGTTGCTGTAAAGGTAAGTAAATCAGCCCAAGTTGAGTTATTGGTTGAGTGTTGAACCTTTACTGTGATTGCACCGTTACGAGTATTAGTCGTTACATGCAAATGAGCAACGCCACCATTTGTACTTGCGGCTGCGTTGTCCACACCTGTATTTGCTACGGTTGCAGTTACTGTCTGATTAGCGGCTAGTAGAACACCACCATCAAAACCACCAACTGTTCCGCTTGCTTGAGCCTCAGCAGAAATTGTTACCATATCTGCAACTGCTCCACTTATTTCATAAGAAGTTTCATCGGCATTAATTAACTTGGCACGACGACCTAAAGTCGCACCTTCAGTACCGACTGTAATAATGTTTTTTGAATCTGATGTAACTGCTGCTGCAAGTGTTTGGTCAACGCCATCAGTATCTCCAGCCCAAAGTCCTTCAAGACTCACTGTGCCGTCTTTCATTCCCACAGCGTAAGTCTTATTTGCTGAACCAAATGTTGTTGTTTCTACGGCTTCTGCCATAGCAGATGTGCTTACTGAATTAAAGTATTCGGTTAAGTTAAACGCATTAAAAAGAACGATTGTATTTTTACCATGACGAAATGTAGGCATTATTTATCCTCGCTTATAATTGTTTCGGCTTCGGGTGATGAAGAAACAATTGCTTCGGCTTCTTCAATACTAATTCCGTCTGATAAGTCAATAACAGTTACAGGCTTTTCTTCAACTACTGCTTCGACTTTCTTTGCAGGCTTACTAGCATCTTCAATCAAACCATCTTCAAGAAGCCATTTAATTGCATCGCCGGGCAAGTCAGAAACAATCTCTCCTGCTTCGACACGCTTGTTAGGTGGATAATCAATTCCAACCAGTGCACGATATTGAGCCATACTGCCTCCTTTGGACAGGTAGGACCCCAATACCATATAGGTCACTAGGACTCGACAACGGTTGGGGTCTCAAGGACACGATTAAGTAAAGAGCATCACTCAGTTTCAGTATTTTGATTATTCAAACGCTCTCGTTCGGCGCGTTCTTGTTGAACCATAGTTAGTGTTAAGAAGTAACCGATACCGTCAATGGCGTTATCTAGTTTCTGTCCGTGAACTTCTCTAGCAATCTTTACACCAACCATACAAAGGGCTACTTGTTCGGCAGTTACAGGAAAACCTAAAATTGCTTCCCATATCTTTCCTGCTCGAGTGAAATCATCTAAAGGGTGTCCGTAATCGTTTTGCCTGTCGCCACTTACTAAACTAACTGCATAGTCTGCTATGTCTTGTGGAGTCATCATAGGATTTGTAGGTCCGCTACTTTCTTTTCTGGGTAAGTTGCGAAGGTTAGAACTCCTGCTTGACTGTGTTCGCCTGTTGTTACTCTGAACCATTCCGACCCTCCGTCTAGTGCTGGCGCTTGAAGCCAATGAACGCTTCCCCAATCCGCTTGTCGGAGATGGTGGTAATGACCAGTTACTAAAATGTCACACTCGCCTATTGGTTGGCGACCAAGAGACATTTTACTTAACCAAGTTTTTAACTTTAGTTCAGCAGTTTGTCCTGAACGAGCAGTATGGCCGTGAGCAAGACCAAGAATCCAACCAGCCGTTTCAACTGTAAGAGATAAACTATCAGGAGCCATAATGACCTCAATATGTCCGTACGCTTCTTTGTTGAAGGCGAGGACATCTTTAACTTGGTCAATAACCGCAAGGTCGTCATTGTCTGCAAGGGTGGTAAAGGCTTTGCCATTTGCAGACCTGTTCTCTCCGTGGTTTCCACCAACGGCTATAATTCTAACTTTATCAAAGTGTGGAGCCCATAAACGGATTGCCTCAAGTAGTAATGTTCGAACGGCATTAACTTGTCCTCGTCTATCTAAGTCCACAGAGAAGGTCTGCATTTCATAATGTCCCAAACAGCCTTCTACGCTGTCTCCAGTCCATATAATTTGGAGTGTCCCCAAAGGTCGCTTGAGTCTTTTTAACTCGGCTACGCGGCTCAGAACGGCTCCTATGGCCTCGACTACACGCTTCGCCGTAGCCTCTGTTCCACCGCCTTCAGATTTACCTATCTGCCAGTCGGCTAGGACTACATTGAAGACTCCATCTCCATAAATAATGGGAGTGGCTGGACGCTTATGTTTTTTAATTTCTTCTTTAACAATATCGAGGTTGTAGTCCGTTTTGGAATCTTTTATCCGAACTACTTTGCCTTTCCATTGACGATTTAGAACGCCAAGAGGGTCGCCCCAAACATTAAATAGGACTGGCTCGACAACAGAAAAATGTTCAGGGTCCAATCCCCACATACGAAGAACGCTTGTCCAATCGGGAGCAACTTCTCCTTCAATTGGTAAAGTAGTGACTTCTCCTTCATCACCCTTCCATTCAATTCCGGGAACCCATTGAGCCTTTCGGTCTCTTTTAGGCGGTTGATGTTCTTCTTCATTGGCTTGTCCAATAAGTGCTTTTACTCGTTCATCGAAACTCATCTAAGACACCTACACCCACCAGCGCGGTGTCGGCGCATAGTTGCCTCACTCATTTTGTACCCTTCAGACTCACATAATCGAACTAAATCGACATGGCGAATCCTTTTATCTGAGAGCGCAGTTTTTAAAAGTTCTGATTCTTCTTTAGGTATAGAACATAGCATTTGTCCTACAAAACATTCTTGTCCTACAAATAATCTTGGGTTATTTACAAGTGCGGATAAACCTTCTTTAAAGGTGCTGATTGACTGCTTTGCAACGAGAGCATTTGAGCGAGTACGGGACGGTGAGATATTCCGCGAGGATTCTGCCACATCGCCAGCACTTGGGGAGTTCGTCACGATTAGAGCCCCTTCCGTATGGGTCTTTGACTTGCTCGCTCATAGTTATCTTTCTACATACGCTTGAAAATTAACTGCAATACGAGGTCGGTCTTTGTCATCCAATCCTAAGGGAATAAAGGCTCCTAAGGAAGCGACACGCAAGACTTTCGTTGAGGAAATCGTTACATCCGTTAAGTCAGATAAGAGGTCTCTAATTGTCTTTGCCTTATCTCTAGCGGTTGGGTAATCATCGCGAGCGCCTCTTACTAATACTTGAATGCGAGGCATATCTACATCGTAAGGATTACCACCGAAGGACTCTATTGGCGCCATACCTTCGTATTCATAAATGGTTACACAAGCGTCAGGAGTTGCAGGCATTTTACCAAGAAAGATATTTGTACCGAGAGTTCCTTGAGAGGCGTGAGCACCAAAGCCGCTTGCGGTGTTTTGTAAGTAATCGCCTAAGGCTTCAATTATCATCTCAACATCCCTTTCGTTTCTCTTTCAATTTTATCAGCAATACGACCTGCAATACCAGTTACTTGTCGAGTAAGTGGGTCCTCTAAGTATTTTGCTTTGCCGTGAGGGTGGTAAGACTCAAGGTTTTCGTGAACATAGATGGAGTATTCCGTAGCCGAGCCTCCATAAGTGATTTCGACATACACTTCGTTGCCTCTTTCAAAGACCCCTGTTTCAGGACGAATACGACCTGACTTTTTCAAAGCACCTGTATCAACTGGCACTTCATCTTGAGAGTGAGCAAAGGCTTCTTGTGCCTCATTACGCAACGCTTTAGCAGCAACCTTTACACCTGCTGGTCCCGAAGCGGCTAATGCTCTTTGAATCCTGTCTAGGTCAGGAAATACAATTTTCATTACATACCATAATAAACAACTGTGTGGTGCGTAGTTGCAGAGGTATCGTTCTTAGAATCTATTTTTACTATTA